GCACCATTTTTCCGTCTTTTCTACGATATACAACACCGCAACCGTGGTTATAACTTGTCCAGATCATCCATCCTGGCGTTGTGATCGCTTTGTTATTTTCATAGTCCCAGAATACATAGTGCGGAGCAATTCCGTTTCTTTCCTGTCTTAATGCGTTATCAAGAATTTCCTTTACTGTTATGGTAATACATTTACCATTCTTTTCACCGATTACATGGACACGGTTATAATTTTTCTCCGTAATGAACATGTTTCTTTCCTCCTATTTCTCGAAAACATATTTGTTTCCGTCTGATGTAATGATCGTTAATTCCTCATCAGTTACTTTCCAGGAATTAATATCTTTGCAAGGGATATACGCTCGTTTTTCCCCGTATACGTCACGGGATTTATAAGCGTATACCTCTGTATCATCGGAAAGCATCAGAGAAATTTCTTTCCCATCTGTATTCCAGTCTGTTACATCCTCAACAGCAATCATGGTTTTTTCTGCTGCTGTCGTAGCGTGTCCCATCAGGAATGCACTTGTTGCGATGATAGTAATGAATAACGTTGCAATGATTTTCTTTTTCATTTTTATATTCTCCTGTTTTATGTATTCTCTTTTGCTTTCATCTTTGCAAGCCATTATATGAAGTCAATTCAAACACTTTCAACTACTACTCACTACTCAGGTACAAGCCTTTCATTTTTGCCCGTTGAATTTATGCCCTGTGCTTCGATGCCTTGCAAAGTCAAAACAAAAAACAGATTGTAAAATAGCATCAACATTTTAATTCACGAATGAATTTTATGAAATGTGTATAGGAATTTTAGCAACCTATTTATAATTTTCTCGTAAATTGAAACGCTTTTAACGATTGTATGTTATCGGAAGGTTTTATGTATCATTGATAGATGTTACCCTTCAAACTTTTTCAGTCTAAACAAATTTTAGGTCTTTGTTTTGCATCTTTCCCCGTTTTTTGATCGGATACGGACAACCGACTTTTTTGTTATTGTTACCCTGTTAACATGGGCTTTTGATCGGACTTTTCTTTTACTTGCTATCCTGTCAGTATCGCAACCCTTGCAAGTTTTTGTTACTTGTTTGGACATCACTTTCTTTTTTATAGTGCGGTTGACTGCACTATTTGAAAATGTTAATATGTTACTTGGAGGTATCTATTTAAGGGGACTTACAAGCTTTTCAGCTACGCCCCTTGTGTTAATTGTTAGCGTTGGCTTCGAGTGCTTCTTCGATGGTTGCATACTCGATGCCATCCACTTTTCCAATGTATCCAAAATCTGTATACATTGAATGATACCTCCTTTTTTATGTATTTGTGGGACAAGTCAACCACCTTGTTATACTTGCGATATCTACTTTTTCGTATCGGTGTGGCGTCCCATCCAAGACGCCCGACATCACGATATTTTCGCTTTATCGCTCACACGGTAACAAGTCCGTGTGTCACTTTATTTAATTAGATATCAACTGGACTATGTATTGCTTTATGTCCTCTGTTGATGGTATTACTATAATCTATTTTTTAGATTATATCAATTGGCATTTTGAATAAATTATAATCTAATTTTTAGTCTATATTGTACACTATTTTTTAGATTACATTATTTTGCACATATTTTACTTTTAGAAAGAGGTGTTTTTGTTGATAATATACAAAATAGATGTATTAAATGAATTAAAAAAACATGGTTATAATACTTATAAGATAAAAAAAGAAAAAATATTTAATCAAACTCAGATGCAAAAAATGAGAAATGGCGAAAAAATTACATTTGAAACATTAAATAAATTATGTGAATTAACTGAATTACAACCTGGTGATATACTAGAATATAGAAAAGAAATATGACAAGATCATATAAGAAAAACAGCAATTCGATTATACACGGCAATTTACTGTATTACAGTAAAAAAGGAAAAGAACACGTAAAGATAAAAGGACATGTATATTTTACAATTCAAAAAATCAAAAATGTAAAAATGAAAAGTGTCATATCAGCTATTGTGTGACTGCGAAAGATTGTACACAATATAAAAGAAAAAAGAAAAGAAAAGCATCTATTAAAGCATCATGTGAAAATATAAGATATCAAGATCAATATTTAGATTATCCTAGTCAGTCAGGAATACATGAATCTATGCCATTACAAAATGTAATATTAAGCAAAAACATAGGAACGTCATGTCATACTGAGTTTTTAAAAAATAAAGATAATAAGCGTAGAGATAAAAGAAAATGTATTTATTATGAAAAGATAAACAAAATTTGTAATTTGTTAAAAGCTCGTTGTCCTGGATCAAACCATTGTAAAAGTTATCATGAAAAAGAAGAAAAATAATCACATATAATAGGAAATAATACCGTATAACGCTTGTGATCTGTATAACCTGTATATCATGCCTTATTTACAGATATACCATTATAAGCTTGTAATTTACGTTTTAAGACGTTTTAATGCTTATATGATATAAGTGTTAGCTTATGTCAAGAAAATAGATTATAGGGCGTTTTACAAGGTCGTTTTTCGGATATGATCGTTTTTATGTGATGTTTTTGTCAGATCAGATGTTTTGTTTTGATGTGATTTTATCATGCTTATTTATGTGAATTTTGTCTGATATAAGCGTGGTATTATGTGGATTTATGATATATTTTTGTTATGGATATTTTCGCTTTTATTGTGATATATCCATATTATTTTTATATGATTGATTTATAATTTACTTGTGATAGATTTATTTTTGTCTGATTGTAGTATTATTATGGTATTATTTTTTTGTGAGTTGTTATGGTTTATTGTGAGCTGTTTTTTGGTTGATATATTGATTAATATAATCGTATGCAATGCCTTATATTATAATGATTTATAAGTGTTTTGTGGTTGATCTGGTATAGTGTTTAGTGTGGTTGTATAATGGTATTATAATATGGTTAATGTGGTATAATAGTATTATATATGTATGATGTGAGTATGTATGTATAATGTATGGTTGTATGATATCATATGTATATGAGTATGGTTGTATATATGGTTGTATGAGTATGTATGTTGTATGTGTATGGTATATTAGCGTTATATGTTATGCGTGTACAGTGTGCGTGATATGATATGATGATCTCAGATTGATATATACATGTGTGATATGCAGATTTTGGGCGCTGCATGGCTGGAATTTTTTGTATATAGTTTTGAATACTACGTGTAATTGTATTAGATACTATGTTATGTGGATATTAGTATTATCTTATGTGTATATGTGGATAACTATGTGGATAACTCGTTAATTTATGTGGATAACTTTTTGTTGCAAATGCAACACTTTTTACGAACTTTTTGAAAATATTGTATTTTCGTATGTTTTCACGCATTATCTCTTGCTATCTCTTATTTACTCTTGTTTTCTCACTTTTTCATTATATCGTAACAATTAACTATATTGTATATACAATTTATCTGATGCCTGGGGGCGGTATGAGTTAGCATGTACTATTTTTTTCATATTGTTTTGTACTTCAAATTATTTTATATCCATATATTTTTTATATCCAGATCCCACCAGAAAAAAGTCAAGAAATAACAAAACTTGACTTTTTTACACTTCCATAAAAAGTGTGATAGTTAGATTTAGCTAATAATAGCAAGGATTTTCAGGATCAGCTATATTATACTATTTTTATACATATTATAACGCCAGGGACGGGGGGTACTTTACATTTTTAAAGTATTGAAGCGTTGACGTTTAGGGTGTATGTGTTCAACTCACACTCCACGTCCAAAAATCAAAATTATAAATCATTATATCATATCACCAGCATAAAACTCTTACATCATCACTCTCTCAATAAATTGTACCAAATTCACACACAATTCATCAAAACTACTCTATTCGACTTCGACACAGAGTTCGACAAAATCCTTATACTACAACCATAAATAAATTTTCTGACAATTTAAAATCATCTATTTTACCCAAAATCACTCATCTCAATTTCAAAAATCCCTTGTAAAATCTAATAATTTACGAACTCCCCTCGAACTTTTATCAAATTACATCTCTCGGGATCACAAATTCAATCCAATCTCACCATCACCCAAACTTCCAAAATCCCTTGTCACATCTATCTAAATCAACTGTATTATTTCCTATTTAAATGCATTTCATTTTATTGCTTCGCTACAACAATCACACCTCTCGAAGTCCATAATCTCATATTCCCAAAAATCACCCATCTAAATTGTGTCAAATTTTCACACAATTTTAATCGCTCAAAATTCATTCAAAAATACATCACCAAAAACTTGAAATGACAAACTGACACCTCAAGATGTAATTATCAAAACTTCATTTCACATCATTTACAATAAATATCTCAAAAACGTTTCAAACAGAGAATCTTATACATGAGTACATGGGGGGTACTTTTACATCCAGGAAAATAACATCACCTATATAATCACTATACCATAATTTTAATCCAATAAAAATTTTACCAAACAGAGAATCTATTCATTAGCAACATATAAACTAAATATTTCAATCCACAATAAGAGAAATAAATAATATCAAAACGAAAAGGAGATTTTGCAAAATGGCAAATAACGTTAAATCAGAAATCAAAAATACAGGATTTGCAGATATTCCATGTGATGAAACTATACATCGTGATGATAATCATATCTTTCACCTTTGTAAATGGAATATTAAAGATCAGTTTATTGGATATTCAGATGTAATCTTTACACATAAAGATACACATCGACTACTTCATCCAGATTACACAAATTCTCTCAATCCATACAACGTCACTCTCTCATCGGCAACATTATCAAGAATTACAAATATAACAAATAAATATCTTGCCGATAAGAGAATTTATATATCAGTATCATTAGAAAAACCAAATTACTACTATTCTATTGCTAGAGGAAGTGGAAAATCAATTAGAGAATTATGTTATGTCGCAAAAGTAATGTCAAATCATTCTTCACATATGTTATCAACCACATATTCATCTGAATATAAAACACAAAATTATAAATCAGATATAGAGAATTTATATAAGGATAAGATCTTTCATAAAGCATTAGACTACTATCTCACAAATATCCATCACAATCAGAGAAGTAATAATCAAGAAGAAATGAGCTGCTTTAAACTTATTGCTGATAGAAACAATACAAATAAGAAATTTCATAAATAAAGGATATCAACTACTATGAGAAAATCAAAAAACAATAAAAATAACACAACTACTATCATATCATCAACATCTAATAAGACACCAATTGAAATTGCATTACAGATTGATTCAGATGGAATGACAACGGCAAGTAAATTATATGCTTTCTTAGAATTGAATCCAAGTAATTTTGCATCATGGTGTAGAAGAAACATCACTAGAAATAAATTTGCTACTGAAAATGAAGATTATATAGTTTTCGTAGTGGAGAACGAAAACCCCAAATTAGGTGGTAGACCAAAGACAGATTATAAACTCACATCTGAATTTGCAAAGAAACTTTCAATGACAGGCAATACCGAAAAACATGAGCAAGCAAGAAATTATTTTATTGCTTGTGAACAAGGACTAAAGATTGCTACCGCTAAATTACAAGCAAGAAATGATGATATTCAGGCTTTAGCGCAGAGTATAAATAATCTTGTGCAAAAGATTGATAGCAAATTTAATTCATTAGAATCAAGAGTATCTACATTGGAAAACAATACTACTATTCCAAAAGCGTTACCAAAGAAACAACGGTTTACATACTGGCAATCCAAGATGTTTCCTAAATATCAAGCATTAGCAGAATACTTTGAAATTCAACTGAAAGATCTCTACAAGAATTTATATAGAGAATTTCAGAATATGTATCCTGATATTGAACTAAACCAGATTGTAGATGATTACTGCTACGAGAATAAATTGGAAACATGTTACACCTTAGAAGCAATAGAGCATGATAAAACCATAAGAGTATTATTTGAGCAGTTAGTAGATACTCTTTTGGAGAAATATGATTTAGTACTTCATAAAGAGAAGCTTATAGTGTCAACAATTTTTGATACAAAATAATTATCCTTTATGAGAACAAATGAAAAATACACCAAAAAATCAATTTGAAGGGAGAAACACATAAATGTCCACTAATAGCAAGAAAATCGAAAATAGCACCACCAAATACAACAATTTAAAGAAGAATCTGACAAACCAATCCACAGATACTATCTTGGAATGGAAAGAATACTTTGAAAGCTGGAAAAATCATCCAGATTATGATTCAGAATATTTCTTAATGGCAATTAATGTATGTAATGATATTTTAAAAGAAAGATCGGAGAAATAATACATATGACAGATTTAGAGAAGAAATTAAACAAGATTTACAATTATGCTGATTTGATCCATACAGAGAATATATTAATGTTAACCATTTTGAGTTCATTGTTAAATGAAGAAATCAAATCACATATCGAAAAATGCATCAAGAGATATATTCAACAAAGAGAAAATATATTAAGTGGATTATATGAAGACGATGTTGATATTACACAATAAAAAAAACAAAACAAAAAAAGATAGCACTCTTTAGAGTGGTATATATATCATCGTTATTGGGTATAATACATAGTTATTGGGTTTTAGTATAAAAAATTACATTTTTTTGCACATTTTTTCTCCACACTCCGGAGTGTGATGTACAAAAAAGTGTCACTTTTTATACCATGGAGAAATATCCATATAAAGAAAGGATTGAAAAATGCAATTATGGTTAAGAGAAGATATTTATAAAGATTCAAATTTATCCGTATATGGACTTTCAGCTTATTGTGCAATAAGAAGTTTGATAACAAATGAAGAAACAACAAATTTAGTAACCACATTAGAAATCCTCTCCTATCAGCTTACTGGGACTTTGAAATCATCACGTAGATTTTATGAAACACTTAAAATAGGTTTAGATGAATTAATTGAAAATAAGATTATAACCAAAGTAGAAGAATATAAAAAACATTATCTCATAGATTGTAAAAATCTTTTTATCACAGAAGACAATCAGTATTTCACAATCATTACATTTGAAGAAATGAGAAAAATATTTCAAATTAAAAATACAAACGGTTTTTTACTTCTAAAGTATTTTGTTTTTCTTGTAGATTCAATCAGTTCATCAGTCGATGTGTACTTAGATGCATTTCAACATAAAAATAGAGTTGTTGGGAAAATGACGTTTAATTATCTTATGAAAGTTAGTGGATTATCTAAGAAATCAATCATTGATTATACCAAAGCTTTGGAAAATGCAGAATTAATATATATCAATAGATCAAATGATTTTCTACTTAACGAAGAAAATGGTGAAATTTCAAGACTACCAAATATATATGGTAGACCAGAAGATAAACCATATATTGATAAATATGCTGAAAATCAAAAAGATTATTATGGATCATATCGAAAAGTAACATCAAATATTCAAAACGCAAATAGCAAACGTAGATTAGCTCAAATATATCTTCAAATTATTAATGGTAATGGAGAAAAGTATAGTAAGGAAGAAATCTCAGATGTTTATGCTTATGTTATTTCAGAAAATAAGAAATATGAAAATCTAGCAACTAAACACAATGATGATTCTTATTTAGAGAAAATACGCAGAGTGGACGTTTTTGATAAGTATAGCTTTATAAGAAAGAATGGTGATGATATACATGATTGAATAATCAAAAAGAGAATATACATATATAACTATTGACAAGTATCACAAAAAGGAGTGATGCAACTATGAATTTTAAATCAAAGGAGAACATTAATCATGACAGAAACAGAAACAAAAAGAAACCATGAGTGTAGCTACAATAAATATTACAACATGCCTAGCAGAGAAGAATTACATAGATGTTATGGTGGATATTTAAGTGAATCAGATTTTACAACTGCAAGAGGACGCAATCAAAATAAATCAAGAATTGCAGAAAAAATTGCAGCGGATTGGGCGGTTGATCGTCAGTGTGAGAAAAATATGCAAGCTATGGAAAGAAAGATTGAGGTGATGGAATAATGGAAAAAGATTTTGATAACAACAACGAGAATTGTATTGAGTTCTTATCTGGTGAACATTATGCGGTTGCTACTTTCACAAACAGAAAACATATCAATCGTATTAAAAATATTTATACTGATAGAAAAGATGAATTCAAATATTTAAAGGAAAATAAAGATGGAAGTATCTGTGTGAAGTTCCCTCTTAAATGGGTAAAGATAAATCCTGGCGCAATCCCTGATCCAAACAAACCAAAAAGAGTTATGTCGGAAGAACAAAAAGAAAAAATGAGGCAAGCATTAAAGAAATATCGTGAATCTCAAAAGAAATAAGATACACCACTACTCTCTTATGTTCAGTTTATCGTAAAATTAAAATGAAATGATAGTCAAATTTCAATTCTATGGTGTCTATGGTTAAGTTGTTCCACCTACAACTTAAAATCGAAATTTACCCCAAATTTATTTACGTATATAAGAGAAAATTAAATATAGGAAATTGATGAAATATGATGAGAAAAATTGATTACAAATATTTCTCTAAAGCTAAACAGATTGCACAAGTGTCTGATTTTCCAAAAGTGCATATCGGATGTATCGCTGTTTATCAGAATCGAATTGTCGGGATTGGTTGTAATACAAATAAAACCCATCCAGCTCAGAAGTATTATAACCGATATCGTATAGATGATGCTGATTATAATAGCTCAGAATCACTTTTACCAAAGCTCCATGCGGAGATTAATTGTCTTAATCAACTCAAGCATTTAGACATTAACTTTTCAAAAGTGAAATTATACATATACCGCACTAGGAAAGATATTGAATGTGGAATGGCAAGACCTTGTGCAAGCTGTATGCGAGCAATAAAAGATCTTGGAATCAGAGAAATATATTACACAACTAATGATGGTTATTCGTATGAAAAAATAGAAAAGCGAGGTGCTGCTTAATGACATGTGAAGAATGTCACATGATGAAATGCTCACCGACATGTCCTTATTTTATTCCTAAAAAGAAAACTAACTACTACTGCTCTATTTGTGGGGATGGAATATACGATGGAGAAGAATATATAAAGAACGATGTTGGTGACTATGCTCATTGGGAATGTATTGACAGAAAGAAAGACTTAGCTGAATGGTTAGGTTATGAGATTGAAATTATGGAGGAATAAAATTATATGAATATGTATGTACCAGAGTTAATGTACGCATTAGATTCTTTAAGTGAACATGCTGATTGGAAGAATGTTTACAACGTAAGCGGTGATGACGTATGTTATTGTCCCATTTGTTTAGGGAAAGTTAAACTTTGGAATGGACAAGATCCAAATAAAATCTATAAAAAACAAAGATGTTTTCATCACATTGATGGTGTTTGTTCACAAGAAAGTCAAGTTCACTTTGCTTATAAGAATTGGTTGTTAGAAAAAGGTTCTAAATTTAAAGTTGGTGATAAATTATATGAAGTAGAAAGTGCAGTTGTAGAAAAAACAATACATACTTCATTTGGAGATTATAGACCTGATATTATAATACAAACCTCTTGTGGAAAAACTTTTCTTGTGGAAGTAGCTTATAGCAACAAAAAAACCAATCAATATATTTATAAATGGGATGAAATAGGAAATGATGTATTAGAAATTGATGTAAATGAACAGATGTATACTGTAACAACCCATAAGATACCATTGTTTAAATTGATTTATTCTTCTGAAACTGGTGAGTGTTATATAAAGAGATATACTACACAAGAATATGATGATTTAATTACAAGTAGAAAAATTTATTGGAAACGCAAGAATATTTTAGAATATAAAATTAAATGGGAACAATTAGACTGGTTTTGGAGAGAACTTCAAAATTTTTATTCTAATGCTTCTACGATATATTCCGTTATAGAATCTTTTGTTAAAATGGATTCCAAAGATCAAAAATTTGTTTGTGAACATCTGAAAGGAAAACATTCAAATTTAAAACATGCGTTAGAAAAACATTATACAGATAAAGACGATTTAAAAGAAGCACATTTAAAACATATTAGTTGTGCTGTTAAAAAATTAAATAAGGAATTTGGATATAGTACATTAGATGATGTTTATCTGTATAGAAAAGGTGAAAAAGTAATATTTATAGACAATTTTCCTCTTTACAATTGTTCTCATATGTATATTCATGATGAAACAAATGAAAATGATGTTTATGACTATTTTTATCCAATAATGAAAAAGTACTATGAAGATGATATAGAACGCAGAAACCAGATAGAACAGAAACGCATAAAATTAGAAAATGATAAAAAGTATTTTAACGATTATATAGAACCAATATTAAAAAAATATAAGAGTAAGATAAATACATGTAAAAATAATATATGGACTATGAGGTTTCATTATAATGATAATGGCATGGAATTTTCTATTAATATAGCACTTGATCATTTCTGGTGGACAATTAAAGTTATTGAAGTTAATGAGATGGCTAATGTGGAAAATTATATTCAAAATATTATTTATGATATGATGTGCCAATTATTTAATAAAGGGTTAAAAGGTAATGGTGTTTGTAGAATTTTAGAAGTGGAGGAAAGATAAGTGATTGATTTAACAACAGGTGTATATATCCCAAGTGTGGACGCAAAAGATATTTATCTTTCCGCACATTATTATAACTACGAAAATCACGACTACGATTTAAAACTTAAAGATGGTAATTATAATTTAAGAAAATTTGTTAATACTTTGGATTACAGCTTGGACTTAATTGAGTTATTGGATATTTATTATAAAAAATATCGAAAGAATGATTTTCTGTTTACTGTAAAAAAACACAAGTATACTACAAATGTTATTAATCTCACATTCAAATATTCTGTAAAAGAATGGAATCAGATGAATAAGAATACATTTGTAAAGTTTGGTTACAACTATAGAGATTTGACGTTTGATGATTGCATTGCCAAAAATAAAGCAGGGGAAATTGTTGGTATTCAAATAAATTCAAAAGTAAAAAATGAATCAGAAATACCATCTCCGTTTGTCGTGAAAAAAGTTGAAATCAAAGACAAGAAAGATAAATCAATTGTAAAAGAAGTTCAAATACAATACCAGAAAAAAGGTGAGCCTAAGACTTTAAAAACAAATGCTCAGTTACGAAGTGAATTATATAAAAATGGTTTTACCTGCAATGGAGTCAAATATTGCAGGATGAAACGGTCTACTGGATCAGCTAGAGTTGGGAAATGTCTATTCATTAATGAGTTATTATTTAAACCATTACTAAATTTCAGTTCTGGGGCAATCCGTTTAAATCCTGGTGATGAAATAGATCTTGCTGCTTACGAGGGATATATTGCTCTTCCCTCGAGTAGCATTATTGATACTCTACCAATTAAACCAGAGAATATTTTATTAATTGATGATTATGATAGTGTATTTAATGAAGATGTAATTGAAACGCATGACGAAAACAATTGGCTAAAAACAACTGAAAAGAATTGTACTATTACCAATACGATATGGGATGGACAATCATTAATGGATATATCTTTGTTTGGTGATTATTCAGAGTATGGAATGGTACTCCTCAGAAATCTGATGTTTAAGTCATGTTGTTTTAATTGTAATATTCAGCAATGGTTTAAGGATAATAATATCACAGATATATCGCAATTAAATGGGAAAACAAGAGCTACTAAAATTGAAGATGTAAAATTAATCACTACACCAAATAGTATTAAATATTTGAAATTTAGTACATGGGATGAATGGCTTGATAATTTATATCCTAATTTTGGAGTTGTAAAACATGATAAGAAGACCCACTTTTTTGAAGGTAGACTTGTTCAAACTCATTACCAGCTTTTGAATACATTACAAATGTCAAAAGATGAAGTCAATGAATTTTTATCAGATGCTTTAGATTTCGCACAATTATTGCGCAATAATCCAGAGGTTGTACGATATTATATTAAATATCCTGATATTGATGAGTTAGATCCATTATCACAGCCTATGAACAGTAAAAACGATGTTGTATATAATTTGATGAGTATTAATGATAACTTCACAAAGACTAAATATTATAAAGATTTTTTAATTGATTTACTCAGGTCATATTATAAGAATCTAAAAAATGGACATGTTTATGTAAATGGAAATTATTCTACTTTGCTAGGAAATCCAATTGAAATGTTACAACAATCAATTGGTAAATTCGATGGTAAAAGTCAAATTGGAATTGGTAATATACATAGTATACGATTTGATTATAATAAAACATTATTGGCAAGTCGTAGTCCTCATGTAACAATTGGTAATATTTGGCTTCCGTATAATACGGAGAATAAACTAATAGATTGTTATTTTAATCTCACACCTGAAATTATATGTCTTAATTCAATTGGAGAAAATGTTTTACAAAGATTATCAGGCGCAGATTTTGATAGTGATACTGTATTACTAACGGATAACGAAATATTAATTCGTGCAGCAAAAAGGAATTATCATTTATTCAAGACTCCTACTTCTTTTGTATCGGCTCGAAAAGTAAAAAGATATTATACTCCTGAACAACAAGCAGATCTTGATATTAAAACATCTGTAAATAAAATTGGAGAAATTATCAATCTTTCTCAGGAGTTAAACTCTTTATTATGGGATAGAATGTATCACGGAGAAACTTATAATGATATTAAAGAACTATATTATGATATTTGTCAATTGGATGTAATGTCTGGTATTGAAATTGATAAAGCAAAGAAAGAATTTGATGTTAACAATGTTAAAGAACTTGATAAGTTAAGACAAAAATACGCACCCATCCTTGAACACATTGAAAAAGATGAAGAAGGAAGAGATGTTAAAAAGAAAAAAGTGCCACATTTCTTCTCTCATATATCAAAACAAAAAGGATTCTACAATCCAGAGAAAAAATATTATTGCAAGTATCATACAACTATGGATTATTTACAAACAATAGTAAATGGATTTAGAATTAAAAATCCATATAAAAAAGATTGGTCGCCATTCACAACATTGTTGGATAATGAAAAATATTACAGCTATAATGTAAATCAAAATCAGATTGATAAAATTTACACTATGCTCAAAAAATATGTTAATGATAGAAAGTTAATATATTCATCCGATTCGGACTCAAAAGAAGATAAGAATGAAAGATCCAATAAATTAAAAGTTGATTTAATTTCGGATATTGAATCTGAGACTATAGGATACTCTACAATGTATAGATTATTATCTTCTGTCGAAGATAAAGAAAATGCACAGATCAAAAATTTATTATTAGAGATATTATTTTTATGTGGAAATAAAAGTTTTAACGAGACAATAATTCAATCTTCTAATGAAATAAAACAGTTAGAAATTGACGGAAACGACATAAAAATCTTTGATATTGGTTTTAAAATTGCAAAAAAGCGAATAAATTCATGCAAAAATGAGTGATTTCGTCCTAAATTTAGGACGAAATTTAAGTTACTATGGAGAGGGTAGTTTTCAAATTATTATTTTAACGATTACTACCCTACTCTATCTTGTGTAACTTATCTTAATCTGAAACAGAGGAGGAATTTAACATACAAGAAAATTATACATATATTTCTCAAAAGGAAATTTCACATGAAATCGAAAAAAGATTGGGTTGTTCTGCACATGATGTATTTAAAATATTAGATACATTAAGTGATGTGGTAAAGGATAAAATTAGTGATACGGATAATGCAGAAATAAAAATATTTCCTGGACTAAAAGTAACTTCTAAGTGTGTACCATCAGAACAATATAATTCTAATTTAAAAAATGTAAATATACCATTTGACCATGTTTTAAAATTATCTGTATATTTTACACATGATTATAAAAGAAAAATAAGAGAAACATATAAAACTCATTAGTTGGTATATAATCGGCGGTTGCACTGATTCTTCCCCCTTTCGCTACAGTGCTTCCGTTGATTAAAAATATAATAATGCGGATTAGAGGAGTAGTTAACTCGCTTAGCTCATAACCAAGAGAACATTGGTGCAAATCCAATATCCGCTATTTGATGCGTTTTATGACGCATCATAAATTTTACAATGTTATTGTTACGATTATGTGGCTTGACACAGATAGTATATTGTGAGGTATATAAAGATAGATTTACACCCTATCGCTATAGAAATATAGTCAATTCAAGCAAAACTGACATACCAGTAACTCAAAAGGTTGCGTTTCGCAATTGAGTCTATGCGGAAATAGTATGTATTATAAGGAGCGATAAGGTAATTTAGGGGCGACCGCTGAGAATTACTTTTTGACCGCAAATCAGATAGCTCATGCAAACTTATATGCATATGATGGTGAATCAGGAGGATAAATAGTGCAAGAATTTATTAATCGAGTGCGTTATCCATTTATATGAGTATATTACTTATGTGAACGTTGAGTAGGGATTATAACTGAAAGACACGAAGGTGTGATGTATTTTTGTTCTCAAAAGGAACGAAAGCGTCTGGTGTAGCACATCTTCTGTTATTTAGACTTCGATTTTCTAATATTATGTTTATTGAATTTTATTATATGATTGGCAAAAGAATTTAGTAGAAACTACAAAAGTAGAAAATTAATTAAAGCGAAAGTCTACACCTCTACATGGTGAAAGCAACCTAATTCCATAGTACTTGTAAGAGTATAATATGGACATTAATAAGTCTCGCAAGACTTTGAGATGTTTGATCAAGTTTGCACAGTGTTCTTAGCGGAACTTTACGGCATGGCAATGTCGATGGAATAACAAAATCAGAGTAATCATGTAGCAAAAGAGAAATGCCTCTCTTTCAAAAAGGCGGTTGTGGAAGTTTACTATATATGCGTAAGGTATATAGTGGATACGGAAAGAACTCATAATGTTCTAAAAGAACTTCTGTATAAATGTGTAATCTCAGCATTTACAATAATAATAATGATATATAGCTCAATTGGTTAGAGTGATCGCTTCCGTTATGGATTCGGTAGATTTAGGTTCAAAATCTAATGTATCAATTAAGCCAGGAATAAAATAACTCTCTTAAAAATACTGGCGATAAGGGACACCGTGAGGTGTTCCCTTTTGTGTACAGGTGGCAGAGTCAGGTTTAATGCGGATGCCTTGAAAGCATTTGATGGATAAAACCATCCGTGGGTTCAAATCCTACCCTGTACGTTACTCTCCTATTTGGAGAAATAAATGAAAAGGACGTGAATTGTTATTAAACAAATTACTAAAAAAGAAATGGAATACCTTATGAATAAAGGTTTTAAGTTCCATGAAGATATTTTTAAGACATATAGTGGTAATAGTAAATATTACTATAGAGAATGTCGAGAAATTAATAAGGCATTAGATAATTACCACAACTGCTTAAATGTTGTGGAATATAAATGACAGAAAAGCAAGACAAAATATATAGGAAAGGTGGTATCTTTTATTGGAATATAAATTATTTCTGGATACCAATGCGTTATTAAATTTACAAAGCGCAGCATTTAAAGAGAAATTTGTCATTTCTCAAAAGACTCTTGAAGAAATTGAGTCGATTAAAACATCAGGTCATAAGGATGGGGATGTAAAATATAAAGCAAGATCAATCGCAAGATTACTTGATCAAAGCGAAAATTATGAAGTAATTGCATATACACCAGAAGTCAGAAAAATTATTAATGATTTTACATTGGACGAAACACCAGATAATATCATTCTAGCCTCTGCTTATTGGTATAATCAATCTTCTTCCATTATCGTTTGTACAGATGATCTTAATTGTAAATTCATTTCAAAGAATATTTTTAAACTTCCCACAAAAGGAACGCAAGAACTTAATCTTGTTAAGAATCTTGATGAATATACAGGATATAAGGATGTAACTCTTTCTGATGAAGAAATGAGTTATTTTTATTTACATACAAATGAGAATATGTATGATTCTCTTCTAAATGAATATTTGATTATTCGTAAGAGCGATGGTGAAGTTGTTGATTATCGTAAATGGAATGGCGAAGAATATAAACCTATCTCATACAAACAAATTTCAAACAGATTTTTAGGCAAGATTAAGCCACGTAATCCAGAACAGGTTTTGGCTTTTGATATGCTACAAAATAAAGATATTACGATTAAAGTTTTATCAGGTAGATTTGGTAGTGGAAAATCAATGCTAATGATTTCTAACGCTCTTAAACTGATTGAGGAAGGTAAATTTGAACGGTTGGTATTTATTAGAAATCCTATAACAGTTCATAATATTACAGAAATTGGTTTTATTCCTGGAACGATTGAAGAAAAAATGAAGCCAGGTGCAATGGTTCTAGCGGATCACTTAGGTGGTGAAACAGGACTTGATATGCAAATCATGGCAGGAAATATTTCAATTGAATTTATCGGAAATATTCGTGGTCGAGATTATAAGAACTGTATTCTATATTGTACAGAATCAGAAAACTTAACAAAAGAACATATCCAATTATTAATTGGTCGTATCGGAGAGAATTCTGAATTATGGCTAGACGGGGACGTAAAACAAGTGGATAGTCCTTTATTTAGAAATAACAATGGATTATTATGCTCCGTTCAAAAACTTTCTGGACACAAAAAATTCGGATATGTACAACTTAATAAAACTGAACGTAGTGAAACGGCTGCAATGGCAGATTTGTTAGATTAAAAATATTACGAAAATCGAGGAATTATAGCCTATGAAATATAAAAATGAAGCAAATACCACTATGAATATCTGTTATACGGATATTTATGATATGGAAGAACTTGATAATCGAAGACTTTATATTAATAACGATATTGATAATGAAATTATTGATACAATTGTATATCATATTTTGCGTTTTAATAGAATTGATAAAGATAAGAAACCAGAAGAAAGGAAGCCAATCTTATTATACATTAACTCACCAGGGGGGGATGTTTACTCTGGCTATGGACTTATCTCTGCCATGCAAGATAGTATTACACCAATTTATACGATTAATCAAGGTATGTGTGCATCAATGGCATTTCTTATTTTCTTAGCAGGATCTAAGCGATATTCTATGAGAAATTCTACATTTCTTATGCATGATGGCTCAAATGGTGCATTTATTGAAAGTGCATCTAAACTTAGAGACAGAATTGAGTATGAAACTGGTCAGCTAGAACAATTAACAAAGAAATTTGTGCTAGAACATACAACTATTGATGATAAATTTTATGATGAAAAGTATCGTGTAGAATGGTATATGCTTCCAGAAGAAGCAAAATCTCATAGAATTTGTGATTATATTATTGGAAAAGATTGCACTTTAGACGAAATCATCTAAGAAGAGTTATTAATACTCTTCTATTTTTTATGAAAATATATAAATTTAAGGAGAAGAAAACATGATCAAGATCAACGAAACACCAGAAAAATTAAATCCACGCAAAATTAATATCCAGCTTAAAAATATTTCTTTAAAAGATCTTCACTTAATCGACACTGATACAGGTGAAGATGTGACTCAGGAAGTAATTGATACTCTTCCAGAAGGAACAGAGACAATTGATTTTAAAATCACTAAAGAGCTTCCAGAAGAAGAATAAGTTGGGTGGTGAATGATATACATAACTATAAAAGAATAGATGGTGAATCAGAACAGGAATTAATTTATAGAATTTGTTCCGAAAAAGATAAAATTGGTACTTGGTCTGATGTACAGAATGTTTTAAATTCAATTTTAGGTAAACACTATCAAGAATCGACTTATCGAAAGTCTTATCAATCATTTAATAAAATGATGGAAGCAAATAAAAAGAAATTTGTTGACTCAGATGAACAACTAAAAGAGATGGATAGAAAAATCGAAGAACTAAAGCGAGAACGTATTAAAACACAAACATGTAATATCGAAAGAAATCGTATTGATCGTAGTATATCAAGACAAGAAATGTACTACGAGTATGTTGGAAAAGCTATTACTTCTCTTCCACTTCCAGAATTTAATCCTATTCCTGTTAAAGATGAAGATGATGGAATTATTGAATATTTAGTAGCTATTAGCGATTTGCATTACGGTGCTACGTTCAAAAGTGAAAATAATGAATATTCACCTGAGATTGCACAAGATAGATTGTCATATCTTACAGAAGAATTGATTCAATTTATACGTAATAATAAATTAACAAAACTTAATATCGCATGTCTTGGTGATGTATTACAGGGTCTTATTCATTTAACTGATTTAAAAATTAATGATAGTGCTGTTGTAAAATCATGTGTGGAAATTTGTAGATTAATTGCAATGATGTTAAATACGCTTTCTACATATACACAAATTGAATATTATCATGTTCCATCAGCAAATCATACTCAAATTCGTGCATTAGGAGCTAAAGCAAATGAACTAATGGATGAAGATTTAGAGTATCTGATTGGAAATTATATCAAAGATTTATGCAAAAATAATAAACGTATTAACGTACATCTTGCGGATGAAGGAAAACAATATATTGTCGTTTCTATAAATGGATATGATGTTATTGCAATGCATGGACATCAGATTAAAAATATTGAAAATTCTATTAAAGATATTTCTATGATGAGAAGAGAATTTGTTGACTATCTTTTATTAGGACATTTTCATGCAGGAAAACAAATCGTTGCTCATGAAGGATGTTGTAATGATTCAGAAGTTTTAGTTGCTAGTTCATTTGTTGGTAGTGATCCGTATTCTGATTCATTGTTTAAAGGAAGCAAATCATCTGTAAGTATATATGGATTTGATTATGTTTATGGACATACAGAAACACATAAAATTATTTTAAATTAACGTTATGGAGAGTACATCACTACTCTCCTATTTTAGTAGAAATATATAGAAGAAAGAGGTTTTATAAATGACAAAAACAGATTTTATTAATAGATTCGCAGAAGAAACAACATGGACAAAAAAGGACTCTGAATTTGCTATTAATACTGCAATTAAAGTTATCAGTGATTTTCTTGCAGAAGGAGAAAAACTTGCTCTAGTAGGATTTGGAACGTTTGAAGTTGTTGAAAAAGCAGAAAGACAAGCCAGGAACCCGAAAACAGGAGAATCAATTATTGTTTCTGCTTGCAAAGCACCAAAATTTAAACCAGCGAAAGCACTCAAAGAACTTGTTAATGGCAAATAAGAGGAATTATATATGAAAAGTAAAACAATTTGTTATGATGATATTTTTGAATTTTGCGAAGATGTAGATTCTAGTTTTTTGAGAAAATATTACGCTGCGATGAAAGATAATTCTACTGTAGATATTGCTATTGTAGCAAAGTACGACACATCAAGAAAGATCATTAACATTCTTACTGATTATGGATTTGAAATTGCAAATATTGATTTTCATGATGCGATATGTGACGGATATAAAGATGAGTTTGTTATTTCTCTATGTTATGGGCTAAATCACAGCAATGCAATGGAGATTTGGTGTGAACCTGCAAAATGTGAAAATGGATATATTATTTTTGGCGGTGATGAAATTTATATCTTTGACGAATGTAATAGTAAGATTATGAATAAAGTTGAATCAAATGATGTGTATATCGTAGAACTACATGATGAAATTGAAAAAGAATACGATGACTTTACAGATGATCTTGAACTTGGAAATTGCAATGGTGATTGTGAAAGTTGTCATGAGTACAATGTAAATGATGATACGGATGATGAGTATGTAAATCTGAAACTTACTAAAGATGAAGCAGAAACACTTCATAAACTTTATCATGTATTTGGACTACTTGATCTCGTTATTTGATGTTTATTATTATCATAGTTTAACCTTTCTTTAGGGTGTGTAGGTGTCATAGCTTACGCACTCTTTTGTATTCTATTGGATTGTTTTGTTCAATGGAGAATTAATTATTAGGTGGGATGGATAATCCCTCAAAGAGCAAACGTAGGATGGTTGTTACTCTCCTATCTCTGAACCTCTGTAAATATTAACTGGTTGGTCAGTTAGACCAAGAAAGAGAATTACAAGCGTATGCTTATCTCTACCTTCAATTTTATTATTGGAGGAATTTTTAAAATGAAAAACGAAAAGAATTGGTACAGATGTACTACTAGAAATGAAATGTTAAAACTTGTTAATGCAGGATTTAATTACACAAATTTCAGAAAAGACAAGTTCAATAACGGGGAAAACACTTATTACTTCGAGAGAACTTTAGAGCTTGAAAAATATTTAGCGTCTACTGCAAGAGTGTAGAAGAAAGAAGGTTTTTGTATGGATTTACAAAATGTTAATGATAATAACTTAAAAAGTAGTATTGATATAGCAAGAAAGTTTAATAAAAACCACAAGGATGTATTAGAAAGTATTGATAAGATTTTACAATCAAATAAAAAATTATCTTTAGATTTCATTTTATCTGAATATAAAAATACAAGAGGTAGAGTATACAGATGTTATTATCTAACAAATAATGCAGTAAATATTTTAAACACAAAATATACATATTCTGCAATAAATCCAAGATTTGAATTTAAGTTTGAAACTATGTTACGAGAATTCTTTCCATCTGAAAAAATATTTACACAATACAAGGTATTAAATTATAGAATTGATTTTTTCTTACCAGATCTTCAAATGATTATAGAATATGATGAAGAACAACATAAATATTCAAAAGAAAAAGATGAAACTAGAATAAACAAAATTAAAGAAAAATTAAATCAAATGGTTATAAATGGTGAACCACTATATGAAGGTGATACTGATGAACCATGTCCTTGGCTTGAAGGAGTTGATTTATTTTCAGTAATTCGTATAGAAAAAGGAAAAGAAATTGACGGAATACGTAGATTATGTATTGAGATTACGGAAAGAACAATGCACCCATGTAGTGATTTTATGGAAGTTAAAAATGTTGCATGACGAGTGGGTTAAATGATACATAAATTCTCTCAATGTTAGTATTATGGCTGATGTTGAGATTTTGAAACATTAGAATATTCTAATGTTGGAGAGCTTGGTGAATAATTATCACCCACTCTCCTTTTATTATATAAAAAATTAGAAAGGAAGTGATTGAGATTGTCTAAAAGAGGACGAATTTATAATAGTTTTTATACAGATGAATTATGGGAGCAAGTAAATAAATCTAATAAACGGATTCTTGATGACTTCCTTGCAGAATATAAACAAAGAAAAATGAGTAAGGGGACAATTGCAGGTTATCATAATGACTTACGCATTATTATGATCTATATACTGAAAGAATTGGACAACCGATGTATTTTAGAATTAAAGAAAAAGGATTTTCGTGGTCTAAGTTTATATTTTACAGAAGAATGTAATATGTCTGCGGCTAGGACTAATAGATTAAAAAGTTCAGTAAACAGTATGTTGACATTTTGTGAAGAAGATGATGATTACGATTATGAGATTAATTTTGCAAAGAAAGTAAGAGGTATTCCAAAAACAAGAGTTAAGGATGACGATGATGACTTTTTCTTTACTTATGATGAATTTATTAAAGTACGTAATATTTTAGTTGAAAAAGAAAAATGGCAATTAGCAGTTCTTTGGAGTTTGGGATTTGATTCTGCTGGACGAAAAAATGAATTATTCCAGGTTCAAAAATATGGGTTACTTGAAGGAAATAAGACAAATATAGTAATAGGTAAAAGAGGTAAAAAGTTCCCATTAGTATATTTAGATGATACAAAAGAACTTATTGGTAAATATTTAGAATGGCGTGGTGATGACGATATTGATTCATTATGGATCAAGGGTACTGGTGAGAACAAGGAATCTATAACTGATCCAGATGTTTTATATAATCGTGTAGTTTCAATATCAAAAATTCTGTCTGATGTTAGGGGTGAAGAATGTAATATATTTACTCACACCATGAGACATAGTAGAGTAGAATGTTTATTACAAGGTGAAGATGATAGATTAAAAAATTCTGATGGCACAAATAGAAAGTACACTCTTGATGAAGTAAAAGTATTATGCCATCATAGCGATATTTCAACAACTTCTAGCTATGCCAAAAATCATGACATGGATACAATTAACGATATGTTTGGATTTTCATGATCTCCAAAGCCCGTAGTGTAGACCAAATACACCTATATGGAGACAAGCGCACGACATCGGATTGTCAAACCGTTTCGGGCAAATACCTATCTTTCTATATATTTTCTTGTTTCATATAATCTCTTCTCTTGAAAAGGGCAGCTCACTACTGCCCTATCTTAAAGCAAACTTGTCCTTTACAATATTTTCCAATTGTGATAATGTAAAAATATCAAATATTGGAGGTGTTGTATATGGAGTTTAACAGAAAGACACAAACTGTCAAATCATTTGCACGAGATATGAAAAATGGGAAATACAATATGTTCCATAAACTACAGCGAAAAGAAGGACAATGGAAAAATTATGAGCAGAGTCTATTAATCGATTCAATGCTTCGCAATTATCCTGTTGATCCTATTCGTTCAGAAGAAAAAGAAGATAAAATTAGATATGTATTTGACGGTGTTCAGCGTAGCACAACTATCAGGGATTTCTTAAATGATGGATTCAAATTAAGCAAAAAGCTGAAACAAGTATCAATTGAAAATACTGTATATGATATTGCCGGAAAGAAATTCTCACAGTTAGATGAAGTTGTCCAGGATAAAATCACAGATTATGAAATTGTACATTATATCTTTTCTGATTGTACAGATGAAGATATTCGTGAAATGTTCCGTAGACAGAATGGTGGTAAACCATTATCAAACACTCAGAAGAGAAAATCATTAGAGAGTGATGAAGTTAGCGCAATTATTTTTGATATTGCAAATCATCCATTCTTTGCAAAAGTGTTATCACCAACACAGTTGAAGAAAGATATAGCGAATGATATTGTGCGCCAGACACTTATGTTGATTAATACTACAGATGATAATGATTTTACATCATTTAGAGCAAAAGATATTGATGCATTTATAGAATGGTATAATGAGCATGTTGATGAGAAAGATATTATTATATTAAAATCTGCTCTGTCATTCTTAGATGAAAAATTCACAGAAAAACTCAATCTCAAGTCTACTTCTCTTCCGATGATGTTATATGCCGCATATACATGTGTGAAGAACGAGAAAGACTTTGATAAGTTTACAAACATTGTGCAAGCATTTGTAGATAACTATGGTAATGATATAGATTATGTTCAGTATTGCACTAGCGGTACATCTTCTACTCAGTCTGTTCAAGGAAGATTTAATTATTGGGAAAATCTTTGCAAAGGATTATAAATATATAGAAACTTAATATTGAATTTTATGAGAAGTCGCCTTATTGGTGGCTTCTTTTATTATGCAAAAAACACATGCGAGTAACATGATGTCGAAAGCTACTAATGGGATGCATACTGTTTTTAGCTCTGGTTGGCTCACTACCTCCACTCGCTCTATAATAAAGGAGAAAATAAAATGTATAATATTCTAATTAAATACAATGATAGCAAAAAACTATGGCAACTATATGGCACTACCACTTCTGCTACATCAAGTGAAGAAACATTTGTCCCATTTGAGACAGATGATTTGGAAAAATTAAAAACAGAAATTAAAACTCTTGATGAAAAATATGGTCATGAAAACATTAAAGTTGTAAAAGATGTTGCGTATGCAGTAGATGTAAATATCATTGATAATAAAGAATAAAAATGTAAGTCGAATTAGTATAAATATTATATATGAAGGAGTCATTCACGATGGCGTGGGTGGCTCTTTTATTATGCAAAAAATATAAATTAAATTTATATTCAGGTAATTCCTTACCTGTAAAGTGAGGTTATTACACTCACTAGATATCATATGGATATGATAATGGAAAATAATGGAAACAAGATAACAATGCTACTCTCCTATTTAATTGGAGAAATATTGACTATAAGCGGTTGGCGTTTGATGTCCTGTCGGTGGGGCGTAGTTGAATTAGATGAGTAGTAGACAAATTGGAGTAGCTACCAATTTGAATGTGGTTTTACCTAACCTTCCACTTCTACTGCTCTTCTTTAACTGTTGATTAAGGTTAGGGAAAGGTTAAGGTAAAATATGCCAAAAAAGAAAACACATGAAGAATATATTGCTGATTTAGCAAGACTAAAACCTGAATTTGAATGTTTAGATATATATCAAGGGAATAAAATAAAAATATTGCACCGTCATAAAGTATGCGGATATAAATGGGAAATTAAGCCAAATGTTTTACTGACTTCTGGTCAATGTGGATGTCCTTTATGTTCTGGAAAAGTAAGAAAAGATACAGAATATTTCAAATGTGAAGTTTATGATTTAGTTGGTGAAGAGTATGATGTGCTAGGTGAATATGTCAATACTCACACAAAAATAAAATTAAAACATAATTTATGTGGGAACGAATTTGAAATGACACCACATAATTTTATATCTGGTCAAAGATGTCCTAAATGTCAACATGGAAGTAAACGAAAAACTACAGAAGAATTTAAACAAGAACTATTTGAAAAAGTTGGAGATGAATATACCCTTGAGGGTGAATATGTTACAAATAAAACTAAAGTGAATTTTAGACATAAAATATGTGGAAAATTGTGGTATCAAACACCTGATGAAGTCTTACATGGTTATAGATGTGTTCATTGTTATGGAAATGAAAAATGGACACAGGATCAATTTGAAAATAAAATAAAAGAATTATACGGAAATGAATTTATTGTTGTTGGAGAATATGTGAATAATCATACAAAAATCAAAATGAAACATAATAAATGTGATTTTGAATGGGATGTTTTACCAAGAGATATTATATATAAACATAGTGGATGCCCTAAATGTAATATGTCTAAAGGTGAACGCAGAATTACAAAATTCCTTGATGATAATAATATCAAATACACTCCTCAAATGAAGTATGATGATTTGAAAGGCAAATGTAATCAAAGATTTTCATATGATTTTTATTTACATGATTACAATATTTTAATAGAATACCAAGGACAGCAACATGAATATCCTGTTGATCGTTTTGGTGGAGAAGAAAAATTTGCTAGGCAACAAGAGATAGATACTATTAAAAATATGTACTCAATATCTCATAATATCGAATTAATGGAAATTTGGTATTATGATTTTGATAATATAGAAGAAATTTTAACAAGTCGATTGTCATTAAAGCAATCGGCTTAATTTTATGCAAAAATAAAGGAGGTGATGTTCTTGGCTAATAGAAAACCTAGACAATCAAGAGAAGAAGCGATTCGTGAGTCAATGAACTCACCAATAAAACTTGATCCAACGATCACATTTAGTATTCCAAGAGCCAATGTGCAATTCGATCCAGAAAAACATAAATATAAATGCTCATGTTGTGGAAAAGGATTTAATAATTTAAAACAGAATTTTCAAAAGTCTAGTAGTCCATTATTCCAGGCAAACGATGGATATTTACCTTGGTGTAAGGAATGTACTGACAAATACATGAATACGTTAGTTGCTTTCTATTGTGGTAATGAAGAACATGCAATTAAACACTTTTGTCAACAAGTGGATTGGGTATATAATATTGAACCTTTAAAAGCAGCTAGGGAAATATCTTCTGATAGAAGCAGAATTTCTCATTATGCAGCAAAGAAAAATTTGAATGTTGGAAGTATGAAAACATATTTTGATTCTATGGTAAATGATTATGAAGAAAAACAAGGACAACTTATTCTATCCAGAGAACAAGCAAAACAGGATGATGTTAATATCTCTGCTTCTGCTGTTGATAGATGGGGTGTTGGTTTTACGGAAGCTGATTATAAAAACCTTGACGATCATTACCGTATGTTGAAAAAGAATAATCCAAATGCTGATAATAATCAGGAGATTTTTATTAAATCATTATGTAATATAAATATGCTAATGGTTAGAGCTTTAACAAAAGGTGATGCGAAAGAATATAGTAGTCTTGTTGAACAATATAGTAAGACATTTAAGCAAGCAGGATTGAGAACCATTGAAGAAAAAGATTCAAGTAATGATGAAGTTTTTGGTGTGACTCTTGCTACTATTTCTCAATACACGCCAGAAGAATTTTATAAAGATAAAGATTTATATAGTGATTGGGATGAAATTGGAGATTATTTTGAACGTCATGTATGTAGACCAATGGAAAACATTATGACAGGAAGTGATATAAGAGACAAAGAGTTCTTTGTTCCAGAGGAAGATGAAGATGAATAATTTGAATCAATATCCTGCGGATGATAATCAAAAAGAACTATATAAGAAATTTCCTTCTACTCACTATTTGAGTAATCCTATGAATGTAATACATAGCTTGGCATGGTGTACATTTTGGCGTAGAAATATGCATAGATTTGTAAGAGATTATTTAAAACTTTCATTATATGTTTATCAAGAATTAGCAATATACTTAATGGGTATATCTAACTTCATTTGTATAATTGCTAGTCGTAATGATGCTAAATCATTCATTATAGCATTATATGCTTGTTGCAGATGTATTCTGTACCCAGGAACAAAATTTCGTATAGGATCAGCTACAAAAAAGCAGGCTAAATTAATTGTGTCTGATAAAATACTTGACGAATTGTGCGAATGGAGTAAACCATTAAAAGCTGAGATAGCTGATTGGAGTACAAGTGAAAATAATATTTTTGTAAAATTTAAGAATGGATCAAAGATTACTGTATTTGTAGCAAATGACAATGCTCGTGGTTTGAGATCAAATGCTATTTGTCGAGAAGAATTTAGACAAATTGATAAAAAAATCGAAGATTCTGTTATTTCTCCATTCCAGACAGTTAGAAATCAGCCATATATGCTTAATTCATATTATGGTGAAAATTCTGTTTTACAAGAAGATCCAGTAGATGTTTATATCAGTTCAAGTTGGATTGATAACGGAGCGTGGATTTGGGATATTGTAGATCAAGCATATACTGGTATGCAAAAGCATAATGGTTCAGTGCTTTTGACATTTGATGAAAGTATTACATTGAAGCATCATTTAAAAACATTAAAACAGCTCATTAAGGAAAAGAAAAAACAAGACCCGATTACATGGAAAATTGAGTTTTTAAATCTTCGTGTAAAAGATTCTATGTCTTCTTATTTTACTTATTCAATGTTAATGAATAGACAAATCTCAAAACATGTCTTTTATCCTCGTGAAACAATCGACTTTAAAACCAATAAAAGAAATAAATATGCTATTCCTAAAATTGACAATGAGGTAAGAGTAATATCAAATGATATTGCATTTGTTGCAGGTGCACAGAATGATAATTCTGTATACGCTTGTATACGAGGTATTCCAGAATCCTCTACTTATCTTTCAAATGATAATGAAATTGAAATCAAACAAGGTTATCGAAGACAATATCCATATATTGAATCAAATCAGATTGGTGATACTACTTTACAAGCAATTCGTATCAGACAATTATATGAAGATTTTGATGCTGATTATATTGTCATAGATGCTAGAAATGGTGGGTTACAGATAATTTATTCATTACAAAAAGTGTTATTCGATGAAGAAAGAGGCGTAGAATATTCACCATTACGTTGCATGAATGTCGATGATTATGCAAAAGTGTGTCCTGATCCAAATGCTCCTGCTTGTATATACGCTATTAATGCTACTCAATCATTAAATAGTGATATTGCTACAGCATTTAGAAAAAATCTTATTGAAAATAAAATAGATTTTCTTGTAAATTACAATACTGCCAAAGAAGAAATATTATCAAATAATAATGATTATAAGAATGAAATTGATACAAATAAACAGATAGAATATGAACGACCATTCCTTGAAACACAAGCTATGATTAGTGAATGTGCAGAACTTCAATATGAAAAAATGCCACAAACAGGCATAATTAAAATTTATGAGCAAGGTAAAAATCGTAAGGATAGATATACTGCTTGTTCATATGGTTCATATTTCTTTGACCAATTAGAACTTGATATGATGGGAAATTCAAGCGATTACGAATATTGCACCTTAATAAACTGAAAGGAGGCGACACATGCCAGAAGAAGTAAAACGCAAGAGGGGTCGCCCTCCAAAACAAAAACTCATAGAACAATCATCTGCACAGAAACAAGAGCCTGTAAAACAAGAACCTATAAATGAAATTAATAGTTTTTCTGCTTCTATTTCATTTGATGCATCACAATTCTTGTTTTCGTGTGGAGTATATAATTATTTCAAAAAACAAGATATTGATAACATTCTTCGCAACCCTGTGTTGTATCATGAAGAAGCTATACGATTATCCGATTTTATATATACTAAAAATGGTATTGTCTCTAATTCAATTGATTATATGACCTCTCTTCCATGTCTTGACAAAGTAATCATATCATCTAAGAATTCCACTAAATCTAAGAAGAAAAAGAATAAAGAATTAATGCAATCAGCGTTAAAAATGATTGATGATAAAATGTTTATTCGTGATGCATTGCATACAGAAATGCGTGAAGGAACTGCATTTTATTATTTTGATATTCGACAAGGAACTCAAGATCGTAATAAATTTATGACTGATTATGATGTGGAGAATATAGTTGAAATTAATGAAATTGGAATCAATGCAAGGATCATTACTCTTCCATGGCGATATACTAAAATCGTAGGGAAAAAGAATGGCAGGTATGTTTTAGCTTTTAATCTGAGATATTTTGATGATTTTACAGGTGAACAACTTGACCGTAAGCTAAAGAAATATCCCCCTGAAATTACAGAAGGATATGATAAGAAGCACAATGGATTGGTTAATGGAGATTGGATGATTCTTGATAACAACAAGACTATAGCAAGAAAAATCAAATGTAAGGATTCTGAGCCGTGGGGTCGGAGTCTTATTATCGCAGCTCTCGAAGACGTTTTATATAAAGATTATTTTACAGATACAAAACGAAATGTATTGGATGAAATTAATTCACGTATTATATACGAAACATTTCCAGAGGGCAAAGACAAAGGCACTTGTGCATTAAGTAAAAAACAGCAAGAAGATCAACATAATACTGTAAGACAAGCAGTTATGAATAAAAATACTCGTGGTGGAATTAGCTTCTTTTCAGTCGCAGCAGGTACCAAACTTGATTCTATCAAAGTAGATACTGATTTATTTGATTCTAAAAATGAGTCAGATCTGAATAATAATATCTCTCAAGATTTAGGTATCTGTGCTTCTCTTATTGGAGCAATGACTACGGGAAATTTTGCCGCAGGACAATCAAATCTGGAAATGATTACTGCTCAATTATACTCATGGGTATATGAATGGCAACAAGAATTAAATTATGTTATTAATAAAAATATAATCAAAGATGAAAAGAATAAAGTAGAAATTTACTACTTCCCCACTTCATTTGTAAATAAACAGACATTTTTTAATTTCTGCAAGGATTTATATATGTCTGCTGGTGGATCTTTATCATTCTTAATTGCATCAGCGGGTATTGATCCAGATGCTTACTTTAGTGTTCTTGATCAAGAGATTGAGGATGGAATATTTGAGCGATACAAACCGCATGAAACCAGTTATACACTAAGTAAGAATCAAGAAAATTCTGGAACTGGAACTTCCGTTGATGATTTGGTTGGTGGTAGACCACAAATAGATAGTCCGACAAATGAAAATACAATTACTAGCAAGGGAAATAATGCAAATGCACTTCCTTCTCCTAGTGACAATAAATAAATTAGGTTAATCCTATTTTATATAAACAACTCAATAAGGAGGATAAATATATGTTAAACAATATCCTCGAAATTTCTAAGCGAGTCAATAAAAATGGTCGTGTTCCAATTAAGATTGCTCTTCTCAAAATTCATAATAATCCCAATGAAACAAATAAAAATGGATTGCATTGGAAAAAAGAATATGTAGAAAAAGCGATGGATACTGCTATCGGAATGCCTTTTTGTGCAGAATTTGTCGATGAGGAAAAGAAAGAAATTCCATTGGGGCATGGACTTACAGGTGAAATAACTAATTCAGATGGAATCCAAGAACCTATTTTTGAAAATTCAGAAGTTGTAGGAACTTGTGAAAAAGTTAGTATTGAAACAATTAAAGATGAATCTGGTGATGATATAGAAGTTCTATGTGGAGAAGGTTTTCTTTATGCACAGCGTTATCCAAGATTTGTTAAATGGGTAAGAAAAAATTATGCACTAGGAAATGTTTTTACTTCTATTGAAATTATGGGAACTGTCGAAAATGACAATAAAATTATTTATGAAGAATCAAATCCAACTAATAATTTTAGAACTCCAATGGAGATGGCATTTTCGGGTAGTTGCATCTTAAATATCTCACCAGCGGATGATGATGCTGTTATTATTGAGGTCGCTCAAAAGAAAGAAAAAAAGGAGGAAAACTCAAAAATGGAATTCGATATGAATGAAATTAAAAGCGCCATCAAAGAAACTATTTCTGAGATGAACGAAAAATCTGAGGCTTATGAAACACAGATTTCAGAGCTTAATACTCAGATTGAAAACAAGAACACAGAACTTGCAGAAAAAACTAGTATGATTGAAGAAAAAGATACTAAGATTTCTGAACTAAACGCTTCTATTGCAGATATGCAGAAACTTCTTGATGATATGAAAAAAGATCAAGAAACTACATGGGCTGAAATGGATATTCTTCAAAAAGAAATTGCAAAAGCAAAAGTCGCAGAAAAGCTTGGTGAACTTGATTCCGCTCTAGCAGAATTTAGTGCAGAAGAAAAAGAAGTTGCGAAGGATGATATTGAAAAGCTAAAATCTGAAATTAGTGCATGTAAAAAGAAAGAAGAGCTTAATAGTATTGATGAAAAAATCACAGCTATTAAATCTGAAATCTGTATGAGTATTGTTGCAGAACAAAAGAAAGCTGCCGCTGATGCTAAGATCGCAGAGCAAAATTCTGCTCGTAACGATGATGTAGAGGATATCTTCTCAGAGATGTGTGAAGATATTGACGCAGAAGAAAAAGAAGAAGACACAAATATTTTTTAAAGAACATTTAATTTAAAGTCCGAAAATTCGGGCTTATTTTATTGCAAAAATTAAGGAGGACAAAATGGTTAAATTTGCTTATATTTCACAAATTGAACACGGAGATTATCCATTCGTAGATGCTGTAGCATCCGCAGATACATTTAATGGTGCGTATGGTGATGTTGCAGATGGAAAATTTACAGTAGGTGCAAAAAAGGGAAAAGTTATCATGCAGATTGAGCGTGGTGATGACGAGTATATGCCTACTTATAAAATTGTAAAAGGTGAGCATGTAAGAGTTCTTGATCTTGCGAAAGTTGACGGAAAAGCTATTGAAGTTTATGGTGATGAACTTCCTGCTGATGTAGCAAAAGGTGATAAGCTTGAATCTGATGCTAGCGGAAAGCTTGTAAAAGGTGCTACAGCCGCTCCATATCTGGAAGTAACTGGAATTGTAGGAAATCATCTTGGTGTTGAGGTAAAAGTTGTAGCTACAGCTACAGAATAATTTAATTTTAATAAGGAGGATAAAAGATAATGTCTTATACATTTGAATTAAATAATGAAAGAAAAGACGCTAATTATGTTAGTGGAAAAATTAATGGTAAATCCGCAGTTGTAGAGATTTTCTCTGCTATGACAAACGGAAAGCCCCTTGATAAATTTGGAAAGAAAGCAGATGTTGCTGCAAATTATATCATGGAACTTAATCAAAAAGCTTCTGTTGGAGATATGACTGCTATCTCTGAGCTTAATGAGCTTCGTAGATTTGCAATGGAACCAGTTCTTCTTCAAGAAATTAAACTTCTTGGTATCTATGGTACATATAAGCCACTTGGATACAATGAATCTTGTGAAGTTGAGATTACAGATTTTGCAAATCTTCCAGCAAATGAACAAGCTCTTGGTCAGGATGTAAAATTCCCAGTAATCAGAAAGAAACGTGTTCCAATTACAACAACTACTATCTCTGGTGGTTATGCTGTAGATTACAGAAAAGCTGCTCTTGGTGACATGTCTGATGAGAACACACTTCAAGATCAGGTACGTGTACAGATTAGAAATAAGGCAGCTCTTTATGTTATGAGAACAGTTTACAATGCACTCAAGAACGCAACTGGCGTTAAATATGTATTTGAAGGCGCAGGACTTACAAAAACAGGTGTTGATAAAGTTATTTCTGACGTTAGACGTTTTGGTAAACCAACTGTAGCTGGTGATTATGCACTTATTTCTCAGTTCAACGCATTTGCAGGATATCAAGGAACGACTCCTACCGTTACAGGTATTTCTGAGGCTGTTATGAAGGAAATCCATGATACTGGACTTATGGGAATGTACAACGGAACAATTCTTACAGAGATTCCAAATCAGTATGATCTTACGACTCTTACAGATGATGGTGAAAACTTTAAGACTCTTATTCCAGCAGGTATTGGATTTGTTATGCCAGCTGGTGGTAGAAGCCCAATTCATACTGTTACAAGAGGTGGGCTAACTTCTATCTCTGGTACAGATATCACAACTGGACAGCTGATTTCCAGAATGGATCTCGAAATTGGTGCAATGGTTGAAGAAGGACATGAATATATGGTTGGTCTTATCAGCGATACAAAGCTTGGATCTTTTGATAAATAATATTCTTTAAAATAAATATAAATGGAGCCATACATTAATTTGTGTGGCTCTAATTTAATGGAGCGAATATGAGCGAATATTTTTATTGCTATTCAAAAAGAATGGCATATTTTATTATGGCTTTTGGTATTCGCTATGTTACATATTCCGTAAACAAGCGTACAAATACGCCATATTACACTTTTGAAAAATCAAAACGTTTGGATCAAATTATAGTTTTGTATAAATCTGTAATCCATTCTGTTTGAAGTTATTAATTAGTCAATTAGTGAAATAGTCGAAATCGAAAAAGTAATTGAAAGGAAATATAATGGCAGTTAGTAAAAAAGTTGAAAATAATACAAAACCAGTAACACAAAGAAAACCCTCTTCTACTACTTCTACTGATGAGAAGAAAGAAGTTGAGAAAAAGGTTGAATCAAAAATTGAAAAATATAATCCAGAAAAGAAAGTAACCGTAAGAAGTATTGCAAACTGGACTACAGGATTCCAAAGAATTGAATCTAATGGTGATGTTACTATTCCTGCTAATGGATCAGTAAGACTTTTAGCAAGTGAAATTATCACACAGGTTCAAAATGGAAATCTTCTATTTACAGGAATTGATGGACAAGGTGCACATGCAACTCTTTATATTGATGATAAACCAACTAGAATTGAGGCTGATTTTGAAACCGAAACAACAAATCAAGTTGTAATTTGTGAGGAAATTGTAAAAAATCTTTTCGCAAAGGACAAAAAAGATTTTGAATCAGAACTTATAAAACTTGTAAAAACACGTGCAGAGGAATTTGCAATTATTGGGATTATTCGTAATCTAAAAATTAACGATTATGAAAAAGTTAGAGCAGTTGAAAATCTAACTGGACTTAGAGTATAAGGATGGTGAATTGATGGAGAAAAACACAACTTATACAGAAGTTATAGATAGCTTCCATAGTACATTTCAAGATAAGGTTGTTATACCAGAAGGACTTGAAAAAGTATGGTTTTTAAAAGCAGTTGGAAAATATTCTTTTGAGATTGACTCCATCAATTTTGATGAAGAATTAAATGAGTTTGATTCTAAATTAAAAAGATACACAATAGATACTCTTGGTCTTATGATGAAGAAATTTTATCAAGAACGTGAGCTATCAAAAGTTAATAAACGTATCAGTATTGTTTCTAAAGATTTATCTATTGATGGTTCTAATGGAAGTAAATCTGCTACGCTAAATGAACTTGCAAAAGTATCCGAAGAATTAAACGAAATGATATATAAGCAAACTCCTTCTGCTTATGACTAGGAGGTGTCTAAATGCAAGAATGGTATTTAATGACACCAGAAACTAGACCTAATATCACAGGTGGTTTTGAAAATGAATCACATGTAAATTATAAAAAAGATGCTTTTGATGAATCATTACAAACAGATATTGCTACTACTGTTACACTATTTAAAAGTGATTTAACAGATGGAAAGTCAGTAAGATGTATTATTCAAGGAAATATCGCTGATACACAGCTTAAATCATTGGAACGTATTGGATTATTTCAAATAGGTACAGTTCTTGCGGGAATGTATATTTATTACGAAGATAGATATTGGCTCATCACAGGATATCCAGGAAATAATGGAATCTATGAAAAAGTTACTCTCTCATTATGTCAATTCAAAATTAAGTGGCAAAATGATAATGGTAAAGTTATAGAACGTTGGTGTAATGGCACGTCTGCCAGTAAATATGATACTGGCAGAACTGGGAATCAATATGTAATTTTGACTTCAAATAATTTTACAGTATTACTTCCTGATGATGACGATTCGGCAAGCTTAGATGGTAAACGTGTGTTTATTGATAGAAATATTAATAATCCACGTAAAGTATTTAAA